CTCTGCATTACAAATGAAGTACCAGTACGGGGACCAATACCTGTCACAACAGCTATACTCATTTACGATTTCTTTTTAATATAGATTTACCGAACTTACCCTTTGGAATATCCTTTCCATTCAACAAGACAGCACCGGAGATTCTATCACCTAGAAGACCAAGTACTCTTTTGTTTCCCATCCAATCTTTAATCTGATTCTTGTAGTCTTCCTGTTGTTTGTAAATCAATTCTCTATCTGGATCAATAGCCAAAGCATTAACCCAATGGGACACAGCAGCACTGAGTACATCAACACGGTCATCATGCTTAAGAGCACCACGCTTGTTCTGTAGTCGAGTGATCTGCATCTGATTCTCTTTGTCTTGGATAACTCCAACATCAAATACAAGACGGTGTTGTGCCATGATTGGCTCAAGTGTACTTAAGATTCTATTCTCCTTAGATCCGGTAACCTTGTACTCTTCAATACCAATCTGTCCACAGTTCTGTGCAATGACAGGCTGGATGATCTTACCGAACATACCATCACCATAGTTAGACTCATACTTAACAAGGTTAATCTTGTATTGATTAATAAGCTTACAGATCTTCATAAGGGTAACACTATCGTATCCTCCTTGAATGCCTGTCAATTCATGTATCACAATATAACCATGAGCAAAGGAAGCCACACACAGAGCTGTCTCATCCGCACCACGACCTGAGGGATCTATGAATAAGACCGTCTGATTGTAGGGGACAAAGGATGGCTCAATATGCATAGGCTCATAAACAAGATCACCCTTCATACCAAATGAAGAGACTCTTTTATTGACTACACTCTTAGCATGAACTACCTTGACTGGGAAGACCTGTGGATCTACATCTAATACAATTAAATCTTCTAATCTAAGGGGGTATCTTTTGACATCTGAAGTCGATGTCTTAAGCTTGTAGTGTAAGTCAAAGTTGGTCGGACCAATCTTCGCTTCAATTTCAGCAAGCTTTTCTGTGGGAAATCTTTCAGGCTGAGTCGATTCTCCCGGCTCAAAGCCCAGACCAAGAATATATTCATCAACATTTTCTATCTCTTCGGGGTTAGTTAAGTCTGGCATGACAGCCGGAAACTTAACGGTGGGGTAAATCCCACCTAGTTTATTATATACAGAGTCTTTAGATTGTGGTGTACCTAAGAATCGGATACTAGCCACATCAACTTTATTTACTACATTCTCTAACTCCAAGCATCTCTCCCAGAGTTTCTCTCTAGCCTGAGGGGAGTCAGAGTTTTCTACAATCTCAACATCATCACCAATGATCTGATCAGCATGTAGACCTGTGATCTGTGAGGTAATACCCTTAGCAGTTACTGACAGATCCTGTCCGAACTGGGTACGGGTATGTACATTAAAACCAAAGGCACTGTCCTTGTCATTCTCTAATGGCTCAAGATCCTTCATGTAAGGAACCTGAGTTAAGATAGCTCTGGTCTGGAATACAAACTTAATAGCCCGGTCAGCCCCTGCTGATAATACAAGTATTGTAGTATTGTGATTTAACAAGAGTAACCATGAGACATAGCATGCCATGATTACAGACTTGCCGTCACCACGCCCTGCCTGTAGGAGCATATCCTTAGTTCCTACTTGGAGCCGATGTGCCATAGCGTATTGTTTAGGGGTAGGTTGACCCAAGCCTAGGTACTTGAAACAAAAGTAAAGATGGTTTCTAAAGTCTTCTAGGACTTCTGGGGGAGCTTTCATGGGCTTCCTTTCTAAACCCCCTAGCAGGGGCTATAAACGGTTTCTCAGTAAATGGGCTATCTTGCTAGCCCAAGTACAATCAAATGGTTCCTAAGGGCATTCCTGCCCCTAGGAACCGTTGTGTTAAATCTGGGTAGACTTAAATTTGAATGGCATCTTAGCCTTCATTGCCACCTCTAGGGTGTCAAGGGAGGTCGTAGGGATACCATCTAGAGCTTCCCGGTTGTCGTTGACCACGCCACGAATGACTTGGTACAGACCGGGGGTACTCTTTGTATCGTCTTGAAGATCGTCTAGAAGACGCTCAATAAGACGAGCATTTAATTGAGTGATAAGTTCTTTATTCACTTCTTCTTGAACAGCTCAGGCAGCTTACTCACTGGAACGACTGATCCAGCGATATAGCCAACCACGCAAAGAAGACATGCAAACCAAACTGAACCGATAAATGATGCCATAATATTATCCTTGTACTTTCTTATATGCAGCATCAAAGGCAGGATCTCCTGCTCTGAATGCTGCGATTGCTTCTCTAATGGTAGTAGGATCTGATTCGTCCTTGGCTTCAGCAAGCAACTTAGCTTGTTGAATCTTCTTCTCTGGGATAAACAACCCAAGAGAATATACTACCTTCTTAATTAATGTACCAATTCCTGTGTACCACAAGAGTACACATACACCTACTATAGCTAGGGCAATAAAGCCGTAGCTAAGTAGGTCTGCCCACCAAGGGGTACTGTCTTTTATATTGCCTAAGATACCCGCAATGTCCTCAGATTCACCAAGGATGTTACGGGCGTATTTGTGGGCGACTACGATGTCCTCCGTATTAAGTATCTGTAAAGCACTTGCTTGTATCTTATAAGTGCTTGATGATATCTCATTAACAGAGGAACATCCTGTAAGAAAAACTAGTAAGAATATCTTACGCATTAATTCCTTTCCAGCATCTCAATACGATACCGTAGTTCCTTCAACTCAACCATTACAGCCACCATGTTTTTTCCTAATTCAATATCAGTCTTAACTAGATCTCTAGTTATGTCCTTTAATAGAAGAAGTTCTGCCATGCTGTTGTCGATTTGAGCCTCCCTTTTGCCTAGGCGTATAATAACAGTAACTACCCCAATGGTGAGAATAGCTAATTGTAATACCGAAACATAGATACCAATGTTATTCTCATTCATAGATTATTCCTTAAGCTATACGCATAAAAATAAAGTCATGGGTATGACCATTACTAACAGATGCATTATTAGCTAGTTGATATGTATAAGGAGCACCGGGAGTTGTTGATGTAAATTCTGTTCCAAAAGTCCAATTTGAGAATGTTCCTCCACCAGCAGTTCTTTTAGTTAACATTGTAGCAAAAGATGCTCTTGTATCCGTATATATACCAGTGACAGTCCACGCAGCATTTAAAAAACTTGCTGCCGAAGAGTTTTTATAAAGAAGAACCACCCTATAACCATATGGAACACTGAGATTAATAGTAATACTAACATTACCTCCACCGGGATTTGAAAGGGGACAATAATGTGGAACACCTACTTTAAAGTCTGTAGCATCAATAGTAGTAACACCCGCATTACAAACTTGATTTGTATTAGCTGTGTAAGAATGGAAACCCATTGCAGTCGCTGCTCTTATCCAAGCTTGAGAATCCCAGAGTGCAGTAAGTGAAGGATTTGCCTCAGACCCGGCAAGTTTAGCAAAAGAAGTATCCACATAAAGCTTACTGGTTAAATGAATATTAGCAGTTACATCTGCACTACAACTAACATTACCATTTTGAACAAGTAAGCCATTGTTAATAACATTTGACTCCGTTCCAGTAGCACCAACATATAGACCACCCGCAATAACTTGCAAACCACCAGTGGTAACTTTGAGTTGATTAGCAAAAGTTGCAACACCATTGTTTGCAATGGTTAGTTTGGCTACTGGTGTAACACCAGTTTTAACAATAAAACTACCAGTATCAGTGCCAACTCCAAGAATTTGATCTCCTGTAGTAGATCTGGTTGCCCCATTGCTAGACATGTATGTACTACTAAGTCCAGCAATTCTACTAGCTAATACTCCTTCAGTAATAATAGCATCATTAGCTGCGGTTACTGTTGTGTTTGTAGCATTACCAACTAAGAATGCTCTGCCATTAGCAGGGGTGCGAAGAATAATATCCCCAATTTGATTAACACCTGTTGCAGAACCTGCGCTATTAATAGAGGTAAGAGCTGCACCCGCTGTGTTACCAAGAGCAATTGTACAAGGGGCATTACTAAGAGCAAGCGTACTACCAAGAGTTACTGCACCACCAAGGGTAGTTGCATTACTGCCAGTAACAGTTAAAGGTCCTGCAATACTCACAGTATCATTAATTGTTGTAGTACCACCAGCAGAATCTATGATTAGATTACCAGTAGTAGCAGCAGTATTAATGGTATTAGCACTTAAAGTAATATTACCAAGTCTAGCTGAATTAAACTGAACATCACTAGCAGTTCCAATATTTTGTGGTAGAGTTAAAGCAACTGAATCAATTGTTCTTGTTGCAGTTATTGCATTTGCTCCCGCACCAGTAACGGCTGTTACAGCCTGACCAGCAGCAAGGGTCGTAGCTATAGATATAGCACTTCCTGTAAAAGTAGTAGCAGAAGAAGTTACTGCACCACTCAAAGTAATAGCTCCACCGGGAGTTAAAGCTGTAGCTGTTGCTGCATTACCTGTGATAGAACTATCAAGATAAGCAAGAGTTTTTATTGCAGTCCCATCAGGACTATATTGGAGATTACCACTTACATTCCATATATCACCCGATGTTCGGCTTGTTACAGCACTACCAATTGGAACATTTAAACTTGCAACACTTGCAGTTGATGCAAATGTTTTTAGTTTGCCCGTCATGGTTTGAGTGCCATCAAGCAACATTGAAAGACCCTTAAGATCACTTACTGCTTTAGAGTTAGCTAAAGTTGTAGTAGAGTTACTACTAGTAGAATCACTTCGAGTTACTGAAATTAAACCACTAGTGTTTGTTAAGCCAGCAGTTGTATCAATTTTAACACCACCTAATTGTGTTGTTGAAGCGGTTGGTAAGGATAATGCACCTGTTGCAAGGTCTAAACTTAAACCGCTTGTAGCAACTGCAGCAACAAAAACCTGACCAAGAGCACTATTAGTAGCAGTTGGGAAAACAACATTTACAACATCACTAGAAATAGAAAGAGTATTGCCGAGTTTAATACCACCAAGCTGAGTAGTTGTAGCTGTAGGTAAAGATAAAGCACCTGTTGAGGTATTTAAATTTAAGCCACTTGTACCAACAGCAGGAACAAAAACCTGACCAAGAGCACTATTAGTAGCAGTTGGAAAAGCAACATTTACAGTACCACCACTACCTGCACTTAAACCTGTGCCTAACTTTAGACCACCAAGTTGTGCAGCTGTAGCAGGAACTAATGCAATATAGCCAAGTCCAGTTACGCTAATACCACCATCATTACCTGAAGTAATAGCAACTAAACCAGTGGAAGCTGTTGTAGCTGCTGCACCAGACACAAGACGAGATAAACCAAAGTTTCTAATAATAACATTGGTTCCAGTTATTGCAGGATTGGTATATAGATAAACTGTTTTTGTGGAACCAGAAATATCTAAATAAAACCAACCATTAAATACATTACCGGATGTTGGAGCAGCAGTTTGTGGAACACACTTAACACTACTACCCTCAATTTCAACAATAACCATTGTGCTTGTTGTTGCATATAGTGGATTTGTTCCATCTACAAAAGCAAAAGCATATCTATTCCAACCAGTAGCTGGGTTATTTGCTGTTGGGGTTGGTGCTGCAGATCTATAAACCTGTGGTAAAGTACTTCCAACTAACTGACCTGAAGCCTGTGCGTTTGTTAGAACAACACTTTCAAGTAAAGCAAAGTTAACAGCATCTGATCCAAGAGCCATTCCGGGGGCGGGAGTGCCGAGTCCTGTTAGTCTGCTTCCACCAGCAGTAATTACACCACTACTTGATACAAGAGCATTGGCAGTAAAGTAATCTAAAGGAACTGCATCACTTGCATCTAATGGTGTAGCAACACCACGAACTTTTGTTCTAGTTGAACTACGGCTAGCAGTGAATACACTATTACCGGAATCCCAATAAACAGCATTTGGTTGAATAACACTAGTTACATCTGCAGAAAAAGTTGATAGAGGAGCTGCATAGCCCGTTACATAACCTCTAGTTGCAGCATCTGTAGCAAGAGTTGGTGTGCCTAGATTTGTAATCTTTTGGTTGTTAAGAGTTACAGCTGCTATAGGCGCAGTCATTTGATCAAGTCTATTTGCCTGAACCGCAGCATTAAGATTTGCAGTTGAAGTAAAATTTGTATCTATATAGTTTTTATTTGCAGCATCTGTAGCAATAGTGGGATCACTTAAAAGTAAAATCTTTTGGTTATTAAGACTTACAGATGCCGTAGGAGCAGCCATTTGATCAAGTCTATTGTTTCTAACTACAGTATTAAAATCTGAGATATTACTAGCTGTAAGCCCACTACTAGCTACTGCGGTCACACGACCAAAGGTATCAACAGTGATGCTAGTGGGAATATTGGTTGTTGCGGTTGTTCCACTATAACCAGATACTAAAGGTAGATTACCTGCAACAAGAGCACCAGTAATTGCAGTAGCATTAACAGCAGGGATATCTGTGGCAGCTAAAGTTCTATCCGCAGCTACTGTAATACGACCTTTAGTATCTACAGTTATTTGTGGAACTTTACCACTAGCACCATAAATAGTTGGGGTACTATTTACACCTGAAGTTGGAAGATCATCTACAGTTAGATTGCGATGTCCAACAGAAGTAATTCTTCCTTTGGGATCTACAGATGCATAGATTATGTTGTTTGTATTGGTAGCAGTTGATGAACCATAAGCTGTAGTTGCACTTAGAGCATTGGCATTAGGTAAAGCAGCCTCAGGAAGAGTATAGGTTACTCGTGAAGCAGAAAGTTTTTCTAAAGGAATAGTTGCGTTTGTAAATAGAGCTGGGTTTAAAGTACCCGTTGTTATGTTACTTGCATTACTAATCTGACCCATAGTAGCGGCATCTTGAGCACTGGAACCATTAGTCAAGTTAATTAACTTAAGGTTACCAGCATCATAATCCCCAGAAAATACAGGAGGACTAGAATTAAGACCTGTTCTATGTAAGGTTCCATTAATTATACCACTAGCTACAGCACCTAAATTAACAAGAAAAGTATTTGCAGAAAAGTTAAGACCTGAAGCATCTGTAATATTTTGGTTATATAGTGTAAATGCTGGCGAGTTAACATCTTTGATGTAATTATTATTCATCTTAAGATCGCCCTGTCCAAGGAAAGGACCATCTACTGCATTCTCGTCATACTTTAAAATAGCTTCATTACGAAACTTTGCTACTAACTCTTGAATGTTAAATTTTAATTGATCAAACTGTAAGTTTAATTGGGTAGTAGTTAATCGTGTACCGGGTGCAAATGTTACAATACTATTTATTGAAGGGGTCTTACGCCGAATATAAACTATATCTGCTTGTCGAGTAATAGCACCTACCTGTGTAGAAATAGCTTGAACAGTTGGAATATCAAGATTGGGTCCGCTAGGAAAGTCATAACTCCTAGAGTAAGGATAATATAAACCATTATCATCATAAAGTGGAATAGTAGAAAGATCTTTAAATGTTAATACTTTTGTCTGTTCATTAATTGAATACCAATTCTTTGGAAAAATAAACATCTCTCTACGATTAGCAATAGTAAAAGAGTAGCTACCAAATTTAGTATCATAACCTGTATCAAACACTCGTTCTACTTCAATCTGATCAATTAAAGGAATGTTTGGTAAAAAAGCTAATGAGCTTAGGTCAAATATTCCAGATGCGACAGATGTATTTCCTGATCCCTGAAACACCAATGTTGTTGTTGCTATATTTAAATTATCATATGTTGTCATATGTATCTCCGTTAAGTGTCAATGGTTGTGTATTTCTGTTTAAACTTACCCTTGAACTCCATGTTTGTAATATTAACTGGGGTTGGGTATTCACTGGTAATTCTAATAGTAGTTGAATCTGAGTATCCAAGAATCTTGGATACAAACTCACCTTGCTTTTGGAATATCTCTAAAGGTAAAGTATCTTCATAGATTGTATACTCCGGTCTTGTTGGAATATAGCTAGTTGTGAATGCGGGTCTACCTCTATGGGTTACTTCGATATCATATGGTCCAGTGAAGTAGTGTCTAAAGATAGCACTACGGATATTCAATACACCATCAATAATATTATTATTTTCATCCCGTACAAACAGAGTACTGAGTTCTACATTCATCTTAAACTTAAGACCAATGTATACATAGTAATTATTGATTGCGTAGTTTGCACCAATGACTACAATCTCAGTATAGTCTCCATCATCTGTTTTATTAGTTACACTAAAGGGTTGTATGGCTACATTACTGAGATCTTCTTCAAACTGCCCACCATTATTTGACCAACCTTTAAAGAGAACAACAAAGTATTTGTCAATATCAGCTATATTGGTATGTCCGGGTATGCGATAAGTTGTCATTGCTGTGTATGGATCATACTTAGCATTATAGTTAACAGGTTGAGTCACTGAGTTAATAATCTTCATCTTAAACATACGGTCAAGACGAGGAACATACACATCTTCATTTAACATGTAGTTACGATAAAGATAATAAGCATAGGTATTACTACCCAGACTAGTTTCTCGTTTACTGACAACATACATGTTATTAGCAAAGCACTGTAGTGTCTCAATAGAATCTGTATCATCTAGGATATAGCGATAGAATGAATTCTGTACAACTCTATCCCCACTAAACCGATTGACATAGCCGTAGATATGGTTTCTATTATCATCATCTACAAACAGTAGAGTGTCCTGTGCGGGGGCTGTGGCTGCAGTCCTGTAGTTCTTTGGTAAATAGCCAGCTGCTGTGCTTGAAACCTCTACAGCAGAGGCGTAGCCCATTGTACCCTTACCCGTAAAGAGGAAGAGCTTCTGGGAATCAAAGAAGTATAGACGCGATCCAATAAACTGTGGGTCTAGGATAGGCGCAGTACCATAGTAGGTAACCGGGGCTACCGCTACATTGCTTGGCGACAGTTCCATACCTGCGGAAGACATCAATTGGAATTGAATGTTAGCCTTGGTATTGATAAACATATACTCTTCAAAGGGAGTCATACTTGTGATTTCACAGTAGCTATTTGAGGAGACACGAATGTCAATAGGATCTGTTGTGATAATATTCTCTGCATCCTTAAGGAAGAGTGATTCATATTCACCCATCTCAGATGAGAAGATAACATCATCAGCGGAGAACCATAGTCTATCTTTAAAGACTGCGATGGAGTTAATCTTTACATGCTTAAGCTTCTTGCGGTCTACAGTTTTAAAGATACTCGGTCCCGGATTGGTTGTCTTGTCACCTGTGGTTCTAGCGGACCACTTGATTGGCTCCATGTTCCATGCGGTTACATTGGATGAATCAATAGACACCACAAGCTTCTGTGGCATTCTTTTGGGATCAATGTAAGAGTGTTCATCAGGTGTTCTAATCTTTTGGAGATAAGGTCTACCTGTTGTAGTGATTTCAACTGTATGTGTTTTACCATTAGTTACTCCTGAGTAAGTAAAGATTTCTCTGTCTGCATCTCCAGTGGCATAATAATATTTCTGCTCAGTTGGGTTCCAACTAATGACTCTATAGTATCCACTTGTTGTATTAAGATATGGATTGAGTGTGAAGAAGATCTTACCACGACCCTTGATAATTCCATTAAGAAGAGTGTCACTATCATAGAGAGACTCAAGCATTAGCTTGGCTTTGTCATCTGTAGTACTAGTTAGCTTTGAGTTATTAGAGAACCAATCATCTTTTTCAGGTGGTAGTCTAATGGTAGATAAATTATCAACACGACTTCCTAAATAAGCCTGAGCTGAATTGTAGTAATAGTAGTCATCAGCAGAGATATAATCTGCATTGGTTATATTAATAGTATAGGTAGTACCTGTAGTAGCAGCAGTTAATAATCCCGGAGAAATGGTTGCTACTTTTGTCTGACCTACATAGCCCGTAATAGTATATGTCCCAGCTCCACCACCTACAAGAACAATTGACTGTCCTTTATAAGCATCATTAATAATAGACGCTGAAGATGCTAATGTTATTGTAGTTGCAGCACTAGCAGAAGCAGCTGCCAAACTACCAGTAACTGCTAATGAAGCAATACTAATTGAATATCTTGTGGTTATATTATTTGGGCTTTGTGGAAAGACTGGATCAACTATTGCTTGTCGCGTTGCACCCACATAGTCAGTTATTTTATGTCCCGTACTTACTTGCCCATTAGCAAAGGTTACTGATATAGTCATCCAATTATAAGTATCATCCAAATTAGATGCTGCGTTAGATAAATGAATATGAGAAGTAGAACCTCCACCAACTGCTTGTGAGATACCAACTTCTAGTGCAGGTTTCCATCCAAGTAAGACATCATCGCCTGTGCTTGGTAGGGTATCCACACCCGTGTCAAATACCTTGGCAACCTTAGCTGCCGTATAGTATTTAATCTTACGACCATTGACATCTGGAGTTGCAGTAACATCTCCGTTTAAATCAAATAACATACCATCAGTATTTACATCCCCAGTAACATCAGAACTGAATCCCGCTCGTACATTCTTATTAAGAACAACTACGCTTGATCCCAGTGATACAGCCTTAAGAGATTCCTTGGCTGTCTTGCTGTTGGGGTTATGTGTGATGTATGCACGGCTGTCTGTCTTAACAACGCCACTAGCATTTGTTTGAGTAGCTGGAGTTAGATCTTCCCACTTACCTGTGGGGTAGACTCTGAAGATATAGAATAACTTTTCTGCATCCGTTGTTGCACTAAAGTCAATGACAACAAGAAATGTATTATCTTCATTGATGCTGTACCAGTAGTACCATAGATCATGGTTTG